TGGTGTGCTGGGCAACCAACACACCAAACCATTTAGGAAAGAATTATGGCAAAAGACAAAGAATTAATAAAAGCACTTAAAGAAGAACTTAAAAGTTACGAACTTTATGGAAAGGCAAAACGTGCTAAAGAAGTTAAAGACGCAATTAAAAAAGCTGGTGGATCAGTTGAAACAAAAACTGCAAAACCTAAAGCTGAAAAAAAAGTAGAGAAAAAGAAGTAACTATGCCCAAAGGAATTGGTTACGGAAAAAAGAAAATGAAAGGTGGCAAAGGTAAAAGCCGTAAAAAAAGGAAGTAATATTTTATGGCAATTACTAATGGCTACTGTACACAAAATCAGCTAAAGGCGTTTGTTGGTATTCCAACAAGTGATAGTCAAGATGATGATATAATTGATGACGCAGTTAATGCAGCTAGTCGTCAAATAGACGCATTTTGTGGCAGACAATTTTTTTCAGACGGTTCAGCTTCTGCACGTAAATTTTTTACAAATGATCTTTATAGACTTCGTGTAGATGATATTTCAACAACAACTGGACTAATTGTAAAATATGATGATGATGATGACGGAACTTATGAAACAACTGTATCATCTACTGAATTTCAATTATTACCAATAAATGGTGTTGTAGGTGGTATTCGTGGCAATCCATTTTACATAGTAGAACTTATTTCAGACGGTAATCACGAGTGGCCACTAGATTTTTCAAGTAATAGACCACGTGCAGAAATAACTGCAAAATGGGGTTATGCAAGTGTTCCAGAACAGATTAGACAAGCTACATTAATGTTAGCTAGTGAATTATTTGCTATGCGAAACGCACCACTTGGTGTTGCAGGTGTTGGTGATTTTGGCGTAGTAAATATTCAACAAAATAGAGAAATCACAAGATTAATTGCACCATTTCGTAAAGGCACAGTTTTAGGTGTTGTTTAATGGCTTCACTAGCAGAAATTACAGACGGTATGAAAACAACATTAAGTAATATATCTGGTTTACGTTGTTATGATAATGTGCCAGATATGGGTTTAAATTTTCCAGCAGCATTTATAGTTCCAACAGATATACAGTTTGATTTAGCTATGCAAAGGGGTACTGATCTATATACATTTGATGTTTTAATTGCAGTACAACGTGCAGACAGTAGAACAGCACAAGATAAGCTACACGGATATATAACAGGGCAAGGTTCAAATAGCGTTAGACAAACTATATTTAATAATAGGACTTTAGGACTTACAGATACAGACGCGAGGACAGTTTCAGTATCAAATATAAGTGCTGATGTAAGTGTTAATGGTATTGACGCTATAGGTGCAAATATAGAAGTTCAAGTTTATACGAAAGGAACAAGTTAATGAATTGTTGTATGTCTTGCCCAGAAACTTGTAAAGGTGGATTAAATGGCTAAATATAAAATTATTGGTAATAAAAAAGTAATGGATAAAGTAAAAGGCGATATAATTACTATTGAAGATGAAAATGTTGCTAAGTCATTAATAAAAGGTGGTCATATTGAACCGACTACAATTAAGAAAAAACGTGCTAGAAAAAAAGACGGCACGTTTGTAAAAGATGATAAAAGCACACCAGACATCAATGAAGCGTGGAAAGTAGATAATGGCTAAATTTGTTTTTAATGACGGTAAAGTATTTAGTGGTGGTTTTGATTTATCAAGCCATATAACAAGTGTAAATTTAGAAATAACAGCTGATGAACTTGACGCTACAACAATAAATAGTGGTGGTTTTAGATCAAAACTTGGTGGTTTAAAAGATAGTACATTACAACTAGACGGATTTTATGAAGCTGGATCTGATAAACCAGACGCATTACTTGGTGCAAATATTGGAAATGAATTAATTGTAACAACAGTACCAGACGCAGGTGTAGGTAATACTGCATATTTTATGAAATCAAAATTATTTTCATATAATATTTTTGGTGCAGTTGGTGAATTAGCACCATTTAGTATTTCAAAATCACAATCGAGTGATGTAGTCGTACAAGGTACAGTACAGATAGATGAAGCAATAACTGCTAATGGTAATTCACCCGGTGTACAGTTGGGTGCAGTTGGTGCAACAGAAAAATGTTTTGTCGCAATTCATTGTTACGGTGTTAGTGGTACATCAACACCAACAATAACTTTTAAACTACAATCAGATGACAACGCAAGTTTTACAAGTCCAACAGATAGAATTACGTTTACAGGTATAACAGCTGTAGGTTCAGATTTTCAAAGTGTTGCAGGTGCAATTACAGATCAACATTGGCGTTTAAATTACACAGTAAGTGGAACTAATCCAAGTTTTTCTATTCACGCAACAATCGGCATAGAATAACACACACAACCTAACTTCTTTACTTAACTATAAAATTAAGTCTGAAAGGAGTTTACATTGGCAAAATTTGTTTTAACAGACGCTAGTGTTGTTTTAAATAGTGTTGATTTAAGCGACCACGTTTCAAGTGTAACATTAGAAATTACTGCTGATGAAATCGTTACAACAGCTATGGGTGATACATTTCAATCCAGAACTGGTGGATTAAAGGACGGAACACTATCTATAGAGTTTCAACAAGATTTCGCAAGTAGTGAAGTGGACGCAACATTATTTCCATTGTTAGGTTCAACAACAGCATTTGTTGTAAAACCAACAAGTGGATCAGTAAGTGCAACCAACCCAAGTTTTTCTGGTAATGTGTTAGTAAATTCACATAGTCCATTAGCAAATGGTGTAGGTGAACTTGCAACTATGTCTGTATCATTTCCAACAAGTGGAACAATTACTAGGGCAACTTCTTAGTAAATACACCATTTATAAATCAGAAAGGTTAAAATAATATTATGAACTCAGGTTACATAATTAAATATCAAGACGGTAAAGAAATTGAAGCTGATATTAGACCAATAGATTTAGTTGGTTTTGAACGACAGTTTAACGTTGGTTTTGGCGTACTAGCCGATCCAAAGGAAGCACGGTATGAACACGCTGCATATTTGGCTTGGCTAGGTGCTAAACGCAAAGGGGAAACAAACACTTTTGATGACTTTTTACAAAAAGTAGATACCATTAAGGAATTCCAAAGTGATACCCCAAAAGCGAAATAATAGATCTTATTGCAACAATTAGTGCTAATACAGGTCTAAGTCCTAACGATTTACTAAATACAGACATAGAAATAATAACTGCTATTGCTAATGTATTAACAAGAAAATATGGCCAAAATTGAACAAATGGGTAGGGGTAGAACTTCTGCTATTACTGGTGCTGTTGGTGTAAGTGGATTAAACGAACTATTACGTGATTTTAAAAAGCTAGATAAAGAAATAAACAAAACAATACGTAGGGTAAACAAATCAATAGCAGACGAAGTTTCAAATGACGCTATAAAACTTGGTAAACAACAAAACATACAAGGCAGACCAGTACACCGTAGGGATCGTGCTGTAAAAGGTATTAAAAGTCGTGCAAGGCAAAATCAAGCAAGTATAGAATTACAAGGTCATAGAAATAACGCTGTATTGTCTTTAGAGTTTGGTCGTATTTATCAACCAGTACCGGTAAACACAAACAAAGGGCAACGTTTTAGATATTACACACAAGATAATTTAGGTAAATTACCTAGATCAAGACCGGGTGCAGGACGTTTATATAGAAGATTTGTAGGCGATAAAGCATTTCAAACAGGTTTCGGTGGTTATGTAGTTGGTAAAACAATTAGAAACGCATTACCACAAATACAAGATGAATATTTAAATAGGGTTTTTAAAGCAATTAAGACAACAACACAAATGAATAAAGTAGTTGATATACCAGTAAGAATTACATCAAGTGGTAAAGCAGGAATAATTAAGAAAGTAGCATAATGGCAGAAAAAAAATTACGGTATGCGTTTATTGGGGACGCTGATAGTTTACTTAGATCAATACGTAAAAGTGATACTGCATTAGGTAAATTTAGTCGTGGTATAGGAAAGGTTGGTTCTGCTGCTGCAACTGGATTTGCTGTTGTCGGTGCTGCTGCTGTTGCAGCTGGTGTTCAAGCAATACAAACAGCTTCAGACGCTAACGAAGCTGCAGCAGCTTT